CAATAGCTACAGTATTGTTATTGCTATCAGTGAAGTTGATGAATCCGTTCCTAGTTGATAGTATGAAATTAAAATACTACGACTATCTGATGCTGGGCGAACCAATTAAATCAGAACAAATTGTAGTTGCAAATATCGGGGAGAAAGCAATTGAAAAATATGGACAGTATCCTTTTCCAAGGGAAACATATAGCAAAATTATTAGCGATCTTTATGGGGCAAACGCTGGTATCGTTGGCAGTACTATACTTATGTCTGAGCCTGATCGGATGGGGACTGATAGAGTACTGGCAGATACCTTAAAGCAATACCCAGTTGTTCTCAGTCAAACATTAGTTGAAGATTGTACTAAGGATACTCGTCCCCCTCGCCGCACAGGTATTGCTGTAGTCGGTGACGGACAACCCACTGATTTTCTTCCGAACTACCCATGTGTTCTTGATAACATTCCAGAACTTCAAGAGTCTGCCGTAGGCGTCGGCATAACATCTTCTCTTCCTGAGACGGACGGGGTAACCCGTCGAGTGCCTTTATTAGGGATTTCAAATGGCGAATATTATCCTGCGTTTTCTTTAGAACTTTTAAGAGTTGCTGCGGGAGATCCTTCATATCAGGCGAAGATAAATCAGACGGGGGTTGAAGCATTACGTGTTCCTCAGTTTGGTACGATTAATACAGATGAGTACGGTAGGGTATTTATAAACCCGAATTACCAGTTTTCTTCTGTGGAGATTGGCCAGCCAATTCCTGATCTGACTGGTAAGATTGTGATTTTAGGCGTGACTGCGAAAGGGCTAGCAAATCCAATAGCGACCCCGTCCGGTGGTCAAACGCCGCCTCAGGTTCAGGCCAGCCTTCTAGAGACTCTGATAAAGGGAGATTCTGTTTCAATTCCGAATTGGGTAGGTCTTGTTGATATTGTGGCATTCATTGTCCTTTCATTGTTGATTATCATACTATCAAGAGTAAGATATTCAATCATTTGGATCGGCATATTACTAGTAGGATACGCTTACGCACCGATATATCTATTTACCCATAATAACATATTGTTTGATATTTCTTTCAACATTGTTGCAGCATTGGTGATTTATTTACACATTTATACTGTTAAGTATATCAATGAGTACTTGCAAAAACAACAGATTAAGAAACAATTCGGTACTTATCTAAGTCCAGACTTAGTTGCTCAACTACAGCGTCAGCCAGAACTACTACAACTCGGTGGTACTGAACAAGAACTAAGCATCATGTTCACAGATGTTCGCGGATTTACTACAATCAGTGAACACTATGGTAAAGATGTTCAGGGTCTAACTAAGATTATGAATCGCTATATGACTGCGATGACTAAAGCAATTTTAGAGAACAGGGGAACTCTAGATAAGTATATAGGAGATGCTCAAATGGCATTTTGGAATGCACCTGTAGACAATCCGCAACACGCTAAGGATGCAGTCAACACGGCATTTATTATGCTAAAGTCTCTAGAGGAATTCAATGATGAAGTTACAAAAGAAGGCATTCCAGCTTTTGGAATGGGCCTCGGTATTAATACTGACACTGTGGTTGTTGGTAATATGGGCAGTGATCAGCGTTTCGACTATACTTGTCTTGGTGATGGGGTCAATCTTGCTAGCAGGCTCGAAGGTCAAAGCAAACCTTATGGCGTTAAAATCGTCATCGGACCTAAAACTGCGAAGTACGTTTTGGACACATACCAAGTAGCTGAACTTGATTTGCTTGCGGTTAAGGGTAAAACTGAACCTGCTAGAATCTTTACAGTGTTCCCCTTCCACGATCCGTTGGGTGAAACACAGCACATGAAATTCTTAGAACTATATCGTCAAGGACACTGGGAAGTTGCAGCAAACTATGCAAGCGATTTAAAGCAAGCATGGCGTGGTGAAATGAACCAGTACTACGATATGATGATAGAAAGAATCAACGAGTATAAAGAGAATCCTCCCGCTAATTGGGACGGAGTATATCGGGCAACATCAAAGTAGTTACCCGAATATTTTGACACAGACACAGATATGTTGTATACATAACTCTGACATTAAAAATGTCAAGTTTTCAAACTTAAAAGGAAAAAACAAAGTATGAAAAAGTTAATCGCAATCGCAGCACTCGCAACCGCTGCTCTTTCAACCCCTGCAATGGCATCTGAATTTGCTGGTCCTCGTCTTGAGGTAACAGCTGGTGCAGATGAAGTTCGCAACGGTGTTGACGCAACTGACATTGCCTATGGCGCTGCCCTAGGCTATGACCTTCAGTTCGGTAAGGTAGTTGTTGGTGCAGAAGCTACTGCTGCTAACGTATTTGACCGTGCTGATTTTGGTGCCGCCGCTCGTCTCGGTTATACCTTGAACAAGAATGTTCTTGCGTATGGTCGTGTAGGCTACACCAATCTTGATCTTGGCGCACGCTCTGCTGATGGTGTTACTGTCGGCGGTGGTCTTGAAGTGAAGCTTATCGGCTCAACTTTTGCTAAGGCTGAGTATCGTTACACTGACTTCGACGGCAATCTCGGTCGTCACGGTGGACTCGTTGGCTTCGGTCTTCGTTTCTAATTAAGTAGAGACTAAGCGTAATGGCGGCGAGTAAAATCGTCGCCATTACCATATTTACGTTAAATACATATATGAGAATAGGACTTAGTCAATCAATAATTAATTATAATGGTTTTGCGCATGATGCTATAGATCACGGTTGGTACAGCATCCTAAGTGGGCATAATCTATTCTGCATTCCAAATACATTAAATCAAGATTTCAATGCGGTAACTGATAATTTAGATTCACTAATATTGACCGGCGGAGAATATACCGAACTTCGAACATCAGTTGAACTGGCACTAGTGCGCAATATGACAGAGCATAATAAACCAATTATTGGAATAGCTGATAGTGCATTTGAAATAGCTGAATCCATAGGTGGCGAATTAGCATCCATAGAAAGACATTCTGATGCAGATTATCCTATCTTTTATCACAGAGAAGTATTAGAAGTTAATAATTATCATAGCAAATTCATTAAAAATTTACCAAAGTCTGCAAACGTGCTTTGTTTAGATTACTTAGGAAATGTGCAATCATTTATCAACGAGAATGTAGCCGGCATAGTTTGGAATCCTGAAAAAATGTCTAAACCATGGATACCACCTGAAATTGCATATATGCTTCGTATTTGATAAATATAACAATGAGAGCTAACGAATTTATCACCGAACGAAAGCGTAAGAGAAATAAGTCTAGACGGGCTTATGGCGGATATTTCTATCCAGGTTTTGGTTACGGAGACAACAGCTCCGGCGAAGGTGGCGGAGACGGCGGTGGCGGCGGCGAAAGCATGTATGAATCCGCAATTAACGATTTAGTTAAAGAGCTTCCTTCATTAGCTAAACACAGCTATAACAATATGGATAAGCTCCTGAAAAAGGTAGCTGCCAAACATAAAATTTCTGATAGAGCGTTAGAAAGATTATTCACTAACAAGTTTAAAAAGTCTCCTCGTTCTTGGTTTGACGGTAGACTTGATGAAGACAATGATATGGATTTGCAAGGTGAAGTAGATAAGTTCGCACAGTGGACAGCTAAGCAATTAAACCTAGGCGAAGTTCCAAACATAGAATTATCAATGGATACCGAGGAAGCACAAGGAAATCACCACACCGGCGGCCATGTGCCAGGAGAAGATAATATTTGGGTGTATGCTAAGAATCGTAATCTAGTAGACATTCTCAGAACGGTATTCCATGAACTAGTTCACGTTCGTCAACATGAAATAGGCATGATTAAGCCCGGAGATAGTTATCCAGGGTCGCCCATCGAAGCAATGGCAGATATGCTAGCCGGTAAATACATAAAGATTTACGGCGAAAAAAACAACCACATCTTTCAATAAGGTTACCAATATAGTTGAATTTTCTGCACAGTCTGTTATACTAACTAGACTAAAGGAGAAAACATGTCACGTACATTCAATGCAGAAGCAAAAGTTAAACTAACCCAACTCATCAATGAAGGCATCAGTGTTTTACAGGAAGTAGAAACACTAAACGAAGGTCTTAGCGACACTGTTAAGGCAATCGCAGAAGAACTTGAAGTTAAGCCATCTGTTCTCAAGAAGGCAATCAAGATTGCTCACAAGCAGCGCCTCAATGAAACAAACGAAGAAAACGAAGAACTTAATACTATTTTGGAGACTGTCGGTAAGACTAGCTAATGTCATACGTTGATGCCGTTTTAGATTCAAAAGCAGATAAAATCTACGTAGTAGAGCGTACACCTGAGGGTACACGAGCCTATAAAGAACTACCAACAAACTATGTTTTCTATTATGAGGACCCTAAGGGTAAATATCAATCTATCTACGGCGATAGAGTAAGTAGATTTTCTACTCGCAAGAAGGCAGAATTTGAAAAAGAAA